TAACTTTTCACTAAAAGAAATGACCAAGAGTCAAACAGCAACAAGAAGAGATATTGATAATGAACCAGGTGAAGAAGAACAAGCTAATCTACTACAACTATGTGAACAGGTCCTACAAAAAGTTAGAGATCATTTTGGTAAACCAGTTACAGTAACATCTGGTTACAGAAGTCCAGAACTGAACAAAGCAATCGGTGGTTCCACATCATCAGACCATTGCAAAGGTATGGCAGCTGATATAGAAATCGCCGGTGTACCAAATCACGAACTTGCTGAATGGATAAAAGACAACTGTGAGTTCAGACAATTAATACTTGAGTTCTATACACCAGGCATACCTGATTCTGGTTGGGTTCATGTATCATATGATTATGAAGAGAACGAAAAGAAAGTAATGACCGCTATGAAAGAAAATGGGAAAACTGTTTATAAGGTAGGCCTCATTGCATAGTGGACTTCAGAGATGATGATGAGGTTTGGCAACAAATACCTTGGAAACATTTGTGGGTTTATGACAAGTTAATACTTTCAAAAAAGTTAGGCTACCTTTGTGGCCCATCTGGTATTACTGTGCCATACGCAGATGAATATGTGGTAAGACCAATTACAAATCTACAAATGATGAGTGTTGGTGCTAGTATACAACGGTTAGAACCTGGCGATCATGTAGAACCAGGATATTTTTGGTGTCAAAAGTTTACAGGTGAACATATTACAGTAGACTATTTTTATGGCAAACAAGAAACAACAGCAAAAGGATTCCCCAGGGAAGGCAGACTAGACCGTTTTGATAAATGGGAACTCATTGATAGAGAGATACCATTTCCAGAAAAGCTTGGTCTGTTATGGAACTGGATGCCTTGGATTAATATTGAGATGATTGGTGGTAATGTGATAGAGGTACATTTTCGGTATAATGATGATTTTAGAAATCATAACGGCAAAGTGATTTACCCTGTGTGGAAAGATGAAGATTTGCCCCAACCTGAAGGTTCAATATGGTATAATAGTCCTTGTCAAGATAGATTAGGATTTTGGGTGATAGAATGAAAAAAAGCAAAGAACTTATGGACAACATTACATATAAAATTAGAAACAGAGATGAAATCTCTGAGCAGTTAGTTTACATCAAAGTATTAACAAGTGAAGCCGAAAGGCTTAGAAAATTTATTAATAAACAAGAGGCGAAAGGTATACATGGGCTCGGCCACCTCAAGACAACGGCAGGTGTGTTAGAAGAGAGGGTTGAGGTTTTGAAACAAAAGTTGTATAATGTAGATTTAGGAGATTTACTATGAGAAAGAAGTGGCGACCAAACCCTAGGCAGGAGTTTGCTAAGCAAGTGGCTACAGAGTATAGATTACCTAGAGCCGAAAGATACGATATTGTCAGTAGAGACTTTGACAATAAAGTTGAAGTAATCGGGTATGTTCAAGACCCAACTAAAGATATGAATGACTTTAGAGGTCGTGAGATGTTGTTCCCGAAGAGATGGGTCACCTTAGGTGTTTTTGCAAATACACTTAAAGTGTCCTCTTAATGTCTAAACATTACACAAATGTTTTATGTCAAGGCAATTACATACTTTATCGTGGCGTCAACAACGGCAAGAAAGTAAAAGGTAAAGTAAGTTATTCGCCTAGTTTGTTTCTCAGGTCTAAAGGCTCAAAGAGTGATTGGCATGGTATTCACGGTGAGTCTTTAGATGCAATGAGATTTGAGTCCATTCGGGCTGCAAAAGATTTCCAAAGAAAATATAAAGACGTAGATAACTTTGATATCTATGGTATGGATCGTTTTGAGTATGCCTTTATTGCTGATGAGTTTAAAGGTCAGATAGAATGGGATATAAAGAACATCAATATATCTTTCATTGATATAGAGGTCAGTTCAGAGTATGGTTTTCCTGACCCATACGAGGCACGGGCACCAATCACAGCTATTTGTATTCGTGAGTTAAATGGTAACTCAGTTGTATTTGGCTGTGGTGATTATGATTGTCCAGAAAATGTTAGATACATCAAGTGTGCTGAAGAAAAAGATTTATGCAAACAATTTCTAAGACATTGGCAACAAGATTATCCTGATATCATTTCTGGTTGGAATACAAACTTCTTTGATATACCATACATCATCAATCGTTTTCGTATGTTATTTGGTGAAGAGTATGCAAAAAAACTTTCGCCTTGGAATAATATATGGGAAAGAAAAGTTGTATTGAATGGCCGTGAGTTAATCTCATATCATTTATCAGGTATCAACTCATTAGATTATATTGAACTATACAAATGGTATGCACCAGGTGGTAAGTCTCAAGAATCATACAAGTTAGATGCAATTGCAAATGTAGAACTCGGTGAAAGAAAGTTATCGTACGACGAATATGATAGCCTTCATAATCTTTATCAAGAAAACTACCACAAGTTTATTGATTACAACATCAAAGACGTTGACTTACTTTTGAAACTAGAAGATAAGTTGAAGTTGATTGAAATGGCAATCACTCTGGCTTATGATACAAAGTCCAACTTTGAAGATGTATTTGCACAAACTAGAATGTGGGACTCTTTGATATACAATCATCTACTACCGAAAAAGATTATTGTGCCACCTAAGAAGTTTAAGAAGAAGGCATCGGCATTTGAAGGTGCTTATGTAAAAGAACCTCAGGTTGGTATGCACGACTGGGTCGCATCATTTGACTTGAACAGTTTGTATCCGCATCTATTAATTATGTACAATATTAGTCCAGAAACAATTGTAAGTAGTGAAGACTATACTGAAGATATGCAAAAAGTATTACTTGGTGATAAGGTAAATGTTGAGTCATTACTTGAACAGAAAATAGATACTCAACACCTAAATAATGTAACCCTTACACCAAATGGCCAGTTTTTTAGAACTGATGTTCAAGGTTTCTTACCAAGAATGATGGAAGAAATGTATGAAGATCGTAAAAAGTTTAAGAAACAAATGATACAGGCACAAAAAGATTATGAAAAGAAACCGAGTAAGGACTTAGAGAACTTAATATCAAAGTTAAATAACCTTCAACTTGCAAAAAAAGTTTCTCTAAACTCCGCTTATGGTGCATTAGGGTCGCAATACTTTAGATTCTATGATCTAAGACAAGCACTTGCAGTTACATTGGCAGGTCAACTTTCTATTCGTTGGATAGAAAACAAACTAAACGGGTACATGAATGGCTTACTTAAAACACAAACTGACTATGTTGTGGCATCAGATACAGATTCGATATACCTCAATCTTGGTGGGCTGGTTAACAGCGTGTATGAAGAGACACCAGAAACTTCAGAAGTTATCGGATTCATGGATAAAGTCTGTGATGGAAAGATTCAACAATTTATTGATAAAAGTTATAAAGAACTTGCTGACTATGTAAACGCATACGACCAGAAGATGGTAATGAAGCGTGAAGTTCTTGCTGACAAAGGTCTATGGACCGCAAAGAAGAGATATGTTTTAAATGTACACGATAGTGAGGGTGTCAGATATTCGACACCTAAACTAAAGATCATGGGTCTTGAGATGATTAAGTCATCAACACCTTATGCGATTCGTGAAAAGATGAAAGAACTCACTAAAGTAATCGTTACAAAAGGTGAAGAAGAAGTACAAGAGTTCATAGCCAAATTCAAAGAAGAGTTTAAGAGTTTACCACCAGAAGAGATATCTTTTCCTCGTGGTGTAAATGGTCTTAGAACATATATTGACCCAGCTACAATCTATAAGAAAGGCACACCAATTCATGTAAAAGGCGCCTTGATATATAATAATCATGTCAAAAAACTTAAACTAGATAAAAGATATCCTGTAATTCAAGATGGTGAAAAGTTAAAGTTCACATATCTGAAACAACCAAATCCATTAAAAGATATGGTCATATCTTTCCCGATTAGAATACCAAAAGAGTTTGAGATACAAGAATTTATAGATTATGAAACACAATTTCAAAAAGGTTTTATCGAACCAATACGATTCATATTAGATTGCGTTGGTTGGAAAATAGAAAAAGAAAATACATTGGAGGATTTCTTTGGGTGAGGCTATAATGATGCCTCTTTTTGGGGCACCAATCTATATTAAAGAGGATATATTTTTTGATGAACAAGTGAATGAATATTTGAAATCATTAGA